CACGTGTTGTGAATGCGATACCCTCTGCCCCTTCTGCCATTGCAGTTCCAGCGGCCATAGCCGTCCCATCAGAGGCCTCAGCAGTCCCAGCAGCCATATCCGCCCCAGTAGCCCCAGTAAGACGCACCATTCGTCGCCCTGGGCCAATTGCCTCTGTTCCTAGTGGCTCTGTGCCTAGTGCCGCTGTTCCTAGTGGCTCCGCGCCTAGTGCCGCGTCTAGTGGCTCAGAGGGAACTCTTTGAGCCGAGACTCATTTTGATCACAGTCCACAGCAGAGACATCGTATTGGTAACAGACATCATTTTTATCCTTATAAATGATCTTTTTTGCCGTATCGGGAGTGGGATACGTATAGACAACCTTCTGCTCGGGCTTGATGCAAAAAATGGCAATGGCGCCAAGGACAAGGCCGCACAATAAGGGAATCAGCTTGATATGCTGGATCATCTTATGAAGAGGACAGAAAATATAAGAGGGCTAATCAGAATGGGAATTTTACACTTCCTACAAGATAAACGGTTTGACATCTTTTTTAGTGTCATTCTTGGCATTGGCATCATCTGTATGATTCGTCCTGTATGCGAAGGAAATGATTGCACTCTACGAAAAGCACCCCAAGAGAAAGACTTTGATAAGTTTGTCTACCGAATGGGGAGCAAATGCTATCAATTTAAAACGAAGATTGTCTCTTGTCCTGCATCGGGTGCAGTAGAGGCGTTTCAACAGCCGCAAGCGCATTCGCAAGCATCACAAGCATCGCAAGCATCGCAAGCATCCGATGCGTTTTCCCGTCGTCCCACCCCCATTGTGTGAATAGTTTATGAGAAAGGATTTCTTTTCGTGATAGAGAAATGGCATCCGCAGGGACCCTATTAAGTGATCTGGATGGAAAGGCTCCGGTCTTGAATCACAAGGATGACGATCTTGTTAACAAAATTCTAGCCGATATGAATCTCCCTAGTTCCTCTAATCCGGTTATGAATGCGCCGTCCGGTCGCATGATTCAGGATCCGAACCCCAATACGACCTATCCCGTTTCGATGGATCCGGCCACTGCAACGGCTCATATGATTGGAAAGGACTATCCATCTCCTGCAGACTTTGCGAACATGATGCACTCTCCGAGTTACCGTCCAGGAGATTCTTCCTACGCACCTATCATGTCACAACAGGCACCTCCCACCCTCGTAGAACCAGCCAAGAACAATATGTATGCGGAGATCCTCGCACAAATCAAACAACCCCTCATCGTTTCCATTATCGTCTTTCTTCTGAGTCTTCCTATTGTCCATGTGCTGATCGGACATTATGTCCCCTCTCTCTTGCGCATAGGAGGTGATCTGACTACGGTGGGTCTTGTCGTAAAATCCCTTCTGGGTGGATTCCTCTTTTGGTTTATTCAAAAAGTGCTCGTTCCTCTCATGGTGGTCTGATAAAAGTTTCTCCCACCGCAAATAGAGGAAATGAAGTTCAATCAAATGACCTATCACATTTCATTGGCCCTTCTCTGTCTTACCGCAGTGTATCTCATGATGTATTCGGGATTGACAGGTATTCTACTGGTAGCAGCGGCAACCATGATCTCTGCTGCATTTCTGGAGAGCGTGGAGATGGTGACCGCCGTCTGTGTGTTGTCGGCGCTCCTGTATGTTCTCGTCTTTAAACGGTATATTAAACACCTGGAGCCGTTCCAGGATTCTCCCTCTTCTATCAAGAGCCGCATTGGTTCCATTCAACAGAAATATTCGCAGAAGGGTGCCCCTGCACAACAACAGCCTCAGGGTGTCTATCATAAGAGCGTGGAAGGGTTTGCGGATGTAAGCTCGGAAAAGAAAGAGGGTGCCCCCTCGGATAGCTCCTCGGCCACCCAGATTGTGCCCCAGGTAGATCCTGAAGAGGTCAAGCGCGTAACGGCCGCTGTGGATCATGAAGAGAAGAGCAAAGACGAAGAGAAGGCCGCAGACAAAAAGATCGCGAAGGAGGATTTCCAATCAGCGACCAACGGACTCTTTAAATTGGGCCAAATGCCCTCGGAGCACACGGGGGGTCCTCATTTGGATGCAGGAAGCACCATTATGAAGGCAATGGCGTCGTTTGACAAGAACACCGTGAGCGCGATGACGGCAGATACCAAGAAGCTGCTGGAAACTCAGAAGGGTCTGATGAGCATGCTGAATGAGATGCGTCCCGTTCTGAAGGATGGAAAGGAGCTTCTGGAGACCTTCTCGGGCATGTTTGGTGGAAATTCAGGTGCCGCCAATATGTTGTTTAATATGTAACAATTCACGATCGTATCCCATCGTGGTATCCCATAATATCCTACAAGAATAGAGCGGACATGCGCTATCCTCGTAGTTGTCCACCAGGTGTGTTTTGTTTATCTACGGATCTCATGCTGACACTCGGCGTTGTGATTCTTCTAATGGGTGCGGGCCTTCTGTATGTTCAGATCCTGTTGCGACCTTCTGCACCCTCCTCTTTACCGATGCCCTCTCCCACTGTGGTGGCGCTGGCACCCTCCATGCCTTCTATGCCTCCACCTTCTGGAGATTCCCGATATGATCGTGCACCCCAGCCTCTTCGGGACTGGAGGTCCGCCCCCGAATTTCCCCCACGAGGAGCTACAGCCCTTCCTTTTAATATTCCGACGCAGGGCCTCCCTGAATCCTTTCAGTCCGTTGGTGTGATCAATGTGAACGATCAAATGCTCCCCTTATATGGTCGTCGCACAACGGGAGGAAGCGATCGCTGGAATTATTATACACGCACCGATACCTACAATCCGGTCCCACTTCCTGTGACGTTTCAAAAGCGAAACTGTATGGATGGAGTCGGTTGTTCCGAAATGATGTCAGGAGAGTCCGTTGTTGTCGATGGGCTTCAGAAAGAGGGGAAGGCACAACTGTATCGCATGGACGGCCCCACCTATCTTCCAGGAATAGTGTAGATGCAATCCGCCCTTCGTCCGCGATCCATCATGATGCTATCTGCCATCATAGCAATCAGTATCATCGCCTACACTCTGTATGGATCCCCTCACCTTCACCCTAGCCTCCGCGTGACCCCGCAAGAGGCCCGTGCCCGACGATACGGGCGCATCTTTGATGTGCGATCCCCTGTGGAGCGCGATCGTCTTGGATATTTTCCCCATTCCCTCCCGCTATCTATGGAGAACCTAGAGAAGGGTATCCCCCTCGATCTCCCAACAACCACCCATATCCTCATCTATTCGAATGGCGATGATCGAGCCCAGCGTGCTGCCGAACAGATCTCACGTATGGGTTATCCGAATGTTCGTTATCTTCAAGAGACGTATCAGGCGTTGATGCCAGGAGCATAGAGCGGTAGCGCCGCAGAATAATTACACCCCAATGGGATAGAAGAGTCATGCTCTGCGACATCAATAATCCATCAGGATTGATTGTCTTAACAGGGGGGATCACTACACTCCAACTCAATGGTGTCACTCCTGGTGCAAATGCTCTTCCCATGGAGTCATTGAGCTTTCCTGAACGACGCACCCCACCGACACGACGTGGAACATTCATCGATGAAGTGAATGCAGACAAAAACATCTGCACGGTCGGTGGAAACAAAGGGGAACTCGTTGGAATTCAGATCTGCAAAAAAACGCACACGGGCTACCAATTACCTGGAAACACACGACAGCCACTCGCAGAGCTTATCTTATCGTTTCATGTCAGGGCCCCGTCGGCAGGGGCGGTCTATCACGGAATATTGCTGTGTCTACCGATCTATGAGGCCATTCCCTCTCAGCAACATCATCACGAATACTTGACAGCAATGATGACAGGGTCCATGACGGCAGATGCTGCGAATCTTCCCTCCCTTTCTTCCTTGTTTTATTCTTCTAACATGGACACCTCTCAGGTCTCTCTGTCTTATAAGACGTGTGTGGAGGTGAAGGAAGCGCAAGCAGCCCAAGGATTCTCCACACGAAGTCTCGCCGTCTTCGTGTTCCCTCATGGCATCCATATCGCATCCAATATCCTTCAACCCTTCTTGGCCCAACAAACACTACAGAGTTTTCGTCTTCCATCTTTGATCAGAGAGGGAAAAGCTACGGCATCAAGCTATCGTTTTAACGAAGGTGTGAAAGAAATCACGGAGACCTCAACGGACGGTATCTTGTATACGACTACCATAAATAGTTGTAATGATGAGTTCAAGAGCAAGCTTCAATATTTTACACGACCTCCTCCCATTCCATCAGTGTCTCCTTCCTCTTCTACCACGCAGCTTACCACCTCTCAATACAAGTGTGTCCCGTTTGACAAGCTTCATCATGTGGCATCGGGCGAGATAGTCGACACAACCTTGAAAGACGTCATTCAGACACAAGAACGGTTTCAAAAAATGCAAGATACGACACGAACGGCGGGGTTCTCCTCGGAACAAATGGAGGGCATCATTGCAGGAGCCATCATCGGTGCAGGGGTGATTGCAGGAGTAATCTATGCAGTTCATTATCGCACATCTACGTAGATGTGGGAAATTGGTGTTCTTCTCGTGTTGATCATTGCACTTTTGATTTTCATTTCTTATACGGGACAGGGCAACATGACACTCGAGCCATTTGACGCCTATTTGTCAGAGTGTCCTGCGGGCTTCAAAACCTTTTATGCATCGAGTGGAGACGTCATGTGCTGTCCAGGAGACGTTGTAGGCAATCAATGCCTCTCGGATCAAGTATGCACATTGGGCGCAGAAACGTCGACCATTCCACGATGCATCGACGCTGTCAAGCAGGCGCAGGAAGATAAAATGAAAAGCATATGCCCGCCCTCTATGACATCCTATTTTGAGGATAAAGTAAAGAAGAGTGGATGCACGGATGGACCTCTGTTGGACAATATGACGGGTCCGCGACAATCCTCTCAGCCTACGTGCTATGTGTATGCGACTCAGAAGGAAAATGATGTAGCCGCAAACAGCTGTTCCAATCTCAAAGAGATGGAGGAGTTCCCCTGTTTTGGGACGGATTGTAAAAAGGCATTGCGAGAGAATGGAGAGATGCCGCAATTGGTGGAGGTTTCTTTTCGAGATCCTGCGGGAGTCCCTCGCACGTCCTATACCCGCGCCTCGATAACACGTGAGATGATCGCACGTGCGGCACGTAATAATAGACAGATCGGTGATCATGAGAAGGATGTATTAAAAAAATTTACGGTCATTTCGGAAGTGGCGAAAGCCTATTTTGTGGATAAAACACTACAAGATTCGGATGTGTATTTGCGTTGATTCCTGATGGGTATTGTAACAAACGATATCAATCATGAATATTCAGACCACTTAAAGAGCACCAAGTGTCTCCACGCCCGCCACATGACCCATTCCCAAGTGTTCAAACAGATCTGCCGCGCCCGATCCTTTCGCATTGTTGGACAAAGGGTAGACCCCCTCGAGCACCTGTTTTTGCTGAATGCTCTCCCCCACTGGTTCAAAGACGGAGACGTCCA